CACACGTTACCTTGATGTCAATAAGAATATTTTTTTAAAAAATAGCTATTTTACTTGACATTTGGTAAAATGAGTTTGTTTGAATAGAAATGAGGGAAAATGCCAGCGCGAATTAGTCAACATTCTTTAGCAAAAAAAGGGAAACCTGGTAAAGCGCAATTTTTACCGGACTTAAAAGAATGGACAAAAGTTTGTAAAATATACCCATATGATACGGATATAATTAAACATTTCGATATTGCAAAAGAAACATTTTATTCATTTATAGATAAACAAAGATACGAAAAAGAGCAAAAAAATAAATCAGAATATTTAGACGCTTACAAAAATGGACGTGCGGAAACAAAGCAAAAAGTGCTAAATAATCTTTTAGAAATGGCATATAAAGGAGATAACGCATGCACTATATTTACATCAAAAACATACGGTGGATTGAGAGAAACTAAAGACCTAGATGCGCATGAAATAAGAATAAAAGAATATGAATTAAAAGAACAAGCATTTAGATTATCTACAGAAAAATTTGTAAATGAATTATGCGAAAAACATAATCTAGATAAAAATGAAACTTTAGACACTTTAAATAAGCATTTAGACTCATATGCAACTCGCAAATAAATCACACTATCTTTATAAGTTTGCAAAGATTAGAGAAAATAAAGAAGAAATTTATAAAAATAGTCCTAATGAAAATAAAATAGATGTTCTAAAACTTGCTCAACCAGGACCTCAATATACATTTTTAAATACAAGTGCAGATATTGCATTTTATGGGGGTGCCGCCGGTGGGGGTAAATCTTACGCACTTCTGCTTGAACACCTTAAAAACTTTCATAACCCTGCATTTAGATCTGTTATATTTCGTAGAAATTCTACACAAGTTAGAAATCCTGGTGGTTTATGGCATGAATCGATGGCTATTTATAAATCATATAATGGTCACCCAAGAGAAGCTTTTTTAGAATGGAAATTTCCGGCCGGATCAACAATAAAATTTGCACATTTGGAACATGAAAAATCAATTTATGATTGGCAGGGTTCACAAATTCCATTTATAGGATTTGACGAATTAACTCACTTCAGTGAAACACAATTTACATATATGTTATCACGTAACAGAAGTACTTCAGGAATTAAACCATACGTTCGCGCTACTTGTAACCCTGATGTTAATTCATGGGTTAGACAATGGCTTGAATGGTATATTGGAGAAGATGGATATGCTATTCCTGAAAAATCAGGGGTAATACGTTGGTTTATCCGTAAAGATGGAACGATGCATTGGGCCGATACAAAACAAGAACTTCTTGAAAGTTTTGGTAAAACAGAATTACCAAAATCCTTTACATTTATTTCAGCCAAAGTAACTGACAATAAAATATTAATGGAAAAAGATCCTGATTATATTTCAAATCTAAAAGCATTGTCTCGCGTGGAGCGTGAAAGACTTTTAGATGCTAACTGGAATGTAAAAGTAACGGCAGGATGCTATTTTCAACAAGGTTGGTTTGAGGTTGTTGATGTTATTCAGGGAGGATATACACAAATTGTACGTTATTGGGATAGAGCTTCTACAAAGCCAAATGAAGATAATACAGATCCAGATTGGACACGGGGTGTTAAATTATACAAATATTCAAATGGTACTTTTCTTGTTGCTGATGTAAGATCAATAAGAGACACGCCTTTAGCAGTGGAACAGCTTGTTAAAAATACAGCGTCACAAGACGGTCGTTCCGTTGTTGTGTACGGGGAACAAGATCCGGGAAGTGCTGGAGTATCAGATGTCGGAAACTTTGCGCGTATGTTAATGGGATATATAGTTAAAATAGCAAGACCAACAAAAGATAAAGAAACACGCGCTAGGCCGTGTTCCGCTCAATGTGAAGTTGGAAACATAAAAGTATTGCGTGGAGCTTGGAACAAAGAGTTTTTTGATGAACTTGAAAATTTTCCATTGGGCAAGCATGATGATATAGTTGATGCATTTTCAGGCGCATTTAATGCCCTTTGTGAAACTGTATCTATTTTAGATGCATATAGATAGGATTAATTGTGTCAAAAAAACATAGACAACAAAAAAGAATTGATAATGTAATCCCCATTAATAGCGGTTCAAATTCTATTAAAAATGATTTTAATGGAGCTGGTATACAAAGTTGGGGAATGAACCAAAATACATTTGGAACCCAGCTAAGCCAAGTCAATGAACTGTTTAACAACAATAGATGGTATTTAATCTCAAATATGAGACAGCTACTATCAGAATTATACGTTGAACATGGACTTATTCGCACAATAGTAGATCTTCCAGTTGATGATGCATTTAGGGGTGGAATTGAAATTTCATCCAAACAATTAGATGAGGAAGAATTACAAAAATTACAGATATCTATAAAAAGAAATAATGATTTAAATATAGTTGCACAAGCAATAAAATGGAACAGGCTTTTTGGAGGTTCTGGAGTTTTGATCATGACTGATCAAGATCCAATAGAACCACTTGATGTAGAAGAAATTACAGAAGACTCAAATTTAGAATTTAGAGCTGTGGATATGTGGGAACTTTTTTACGATAAACAAAATGCAGAAGGATACAACCCAGCTATTCAAAGTGAAAAGTTTACATCTTACGATTATTATGGAACTTTAGTCGATAAATCCCGCGTAATGAGAATGAAAGGATTAACAGCGCCATCATTTATTCGCCCTCGTCTGCGTGGTTGGGGATTTTCTGTCGTCGAGCATTTAGTGAGATCTATTAATCAATATTTAAAATCAAATAACCTTACGTATGAAGTTTTAGACGAGTTTAAGATCGATATGTACAAGCTTGAAGGACTTAGTAGCACGCTTCTATCTGCGGATGGACAAGCGGCTGTAAAACGTCGTGTACAAGACATGAATTGGCAAAAAAGTTATCAAAATGCTGTGACGATGGATAGCAAAGACGATTTTGTACAAAAACAACTTTCGTTTGCAGGTCTTGCGGACACGATGAAGGAAATTCGTATGCAAATTGCATCCGATATGCGAATTCCTTTGACAAAACTTTTTGGCATAAGTGCCGCTGGATTTAATAGTGGCGAGGATGACATTGAAAACTATAATGCAATGGTTGAAGGCGATGTCCGTGGAAAAGCAGAATTTGACGTATTGCGCGTTGTAGAAATTAGATGCCAAAAACTATTTGGGTTTATACCAACAGATTTATCTATAGCTTTTAAGTCTCTTCGTATGCTCTCAAGTGTTGACGAAGAAACAGTTAAAACCCAAAAATTTGGACGTATCATGCAAGCTACGCAAGCAGGATTAATGTCAACATCTGAATTTAGAGATGCCTGTAACAGAGCAAAACTAGTTGAAATTCAACTTGATAATACAAAAGATAAACTTAACCCTGATGATTCTGAAGTAGAAGAAATTATGAAAAGAAAAATGGCAGAATCAAAACCTGACGAAGCTTCAGAAGACGGAGAATCAAAACCGTCTACGCAAGATTCTGGATCTAACAAAGAAGACACCATGAAAATTAAAGCATCTGATTCTAAATCGACTTCTGTAAATATTAAAATTAAAGGAAAAAGTTAAAATGATGCTCATATGGAACCCTGGAACAACACTGGATTCAGTTGAAGAACAAGTTATCAAAGCGGCTATGGATTTTTATAAAGATGAAAAAACAGCCGCCGATTCTTTAAAATTAACAATTCAGCAATTCACCCAAAAACTAAAAAAACATCAAAAAGAATGGGTAAAAGCAGAAGAGTTAAAAGAATATGAACGCCAAAAGCAAGAAGAATACATGTTGAGAGCGCGAGGTAAATCACAAGTAGCGTAATGGAACGTATTATAAAATTAAAACCAATTTTTGAAGATGTTTCATATCAAGATGAGATAGAAAAAAAGATAATAGAATTATTCAGAAAAGAATTTTATCTGCCAATACTATCTTTATTAAACGAAGATAAAAAGATTTTAAACTCGAATACAAATTCCATTAGACAAGCGCTATCTTCTGGAAAAATATTCTATTCAAATGGAAAATTCCAAGGAAAATTTACCTCTTCAATATCAAAAAAATTGATAGAATATGGTGCAAAATGGAATTCAATAAATTCAACATATTCTATTAAACTAGAAAAATTGCCCATGGATATTAGAAGTGAAATATCAATTTCAAAAGCAAGATTTGAAGAAAAATTAAACAAAATAGACAAAAATTTATCAAACTTTAACACAAATGAGATGATTAGTAAGTTGAATATTTCACCTATTTTTGATAAAAATTTATTAAAAATAGATAAAGAATTTCAAGAGTCAATAAAGAGCATTACTATCATTCCAAGACTTTCAAAGGTTCAAAGAGAGAAAATAGCAAAAGACTGGCAATATAATATGGAACTTGATATTAAAAAATTTTCTGATGCTCAAGTAGTAGATTTAAGAGAAGTTGTACAAGACAATGTTTTTAAAGCAGGAAATAGACGAGAAGCTCTTGTAAAAGGATTTATGCACAGTTACAATGTGACTGAAAGTAAAGCAAAATTTTGGGCTCGACAAGAGACAAATTTGTTGATGGCTAAATTTAAAGAAACAAAATACGTTGAAGCTGGTGTGCCAGAGTACGAATGGAGATGCGTTCATATGCCTCATCAACCTACACCAAAAACTCCATATAAAGATGGAGAAGTGCGATATGCACATGGGGTACTTGAAGGAAAAATTTTTAAATGGAGCGATCCCCCTGTGACTACACCGCCAGGACAAATTCAAAGAAGAAACAACCCTGGCCAAGATTATAATTGTAGATGTTTTGCTTTGCCAATTGTGAGATTTAAATAATGACTTTAACACAAAATTCAGTAGGTAAAATTTATTATGGTATGCATTTTTACCCTGGTTTAGCCCAATACAGCGAACCAAATAAAGAACCATTTAAAATATTTTTAAATGAAAATACGCTTCGAAAAATGGATGCAAGTTTTGCAGGAAGACCAATCTTTGTTGATCACGTAAATGAAGTAGAATCTAATTTAGATCAACTTAGAAAAGAAAGCGATGGTTGGGTAGTAGAAAGCTTTTTTAATGAAGCAGATGGAAAACATTGGGTAAAATTTATTGTCGTCTCCGATAGAGGAGATAGAGCAATAAAAAATGGTTTTAGATTATCAAATGCATATATACCAACTCTTAATAATAAATCAGGTCAATGGAATGGTATAGATTATCAAAATGAAGTTATAGCAGGTGAATACGAACATCTTGCTATAGTAGATAACCCTCGTTATGCGGAATCGGTTATAATGACCCCCGATGAATTTAAAATGTATAACGAAAAACTAAAAATAGAGTTGAATAAAATATCTAATTCTAAACCAAAGGAGAAAGAAAGTATGTTGAGTAAATTGAAATTTTGGAACAAAAAGGCGGTGGAAAATTCTATTGATATTGAAAATATATCAGTTACTCTTCCAAAATCAGGAATTGAATTTTCTATTTATCAAATAGTTAATGCTATGGATGAAATGGAAATGAAGAAAAAAGAAAATGAATCAGATACAAGTCAAACTGGTTTAAAAAAAGAAAAAGTATCTTTAGATGTAGAAGGAGATCTTCATAACGAAGAAGATGACGAAGATAAAAAGAAAAAAATGAAGAACAAAGACAAAGAAGTTGAAGATTGCATGTCTAACGAAGATGAAGAAGACGAAAAAGAAGATAAAAAAGCAAAGAAAAAGGCTGAAGAACTTGTTGAGCATGAAGATAAAGAAATTAAAAATAAGAAAATGAAAAATAGTGGAAACTTTGAAAAGCTTAAAAATGCAAATACAAATACACCACAAAATTTTCACGTAGATTTATCACAGGATAAAGTAGAGCGCGGAATTTCAAGATATGGATCAAATTAATTAATAAAAAGGAGAAATATTATGGTTTTGACAGCAGGTATTTTAACACTTTTAAGCGTTGGTTCTAACACAACTCAGCTTATTACTACTCCAGCAAGTGGAGGAACTGGCCCATACACTCAACAATGGTATAGATCTACAACAACAGGTTTTACACCTGGAAGCGGTAATATACTCGACGGACAAACAGATTTAACATTAAATGATTCTGTTCTTATTCCAAACACAACTTATTATTACAAAGTAGTTTTTACAGATGTAGGAGCATCAAGCGCAACAATCACGTCAGCACAATTAACAGTTACAACTATTCCATCTACAGTAAATATTAACCAATTTGCAATGTCTCCATTTTTAGGAATGACAGATCTAAGAGTAGGAAATACAAATGTAACAGCTGCACAAATTGATGTTACACAAAGTGGACCTTTATTTAGCGGAAATGCTGTTAAAATTGTAAATGGTCCTAATGGAATTCCAACAGTAATTGGTGCAGCGGCCGCAACAGATAACATTTGGGGATTTATTGTTTATGATATTAAATCTCAAAATTATCCGATTGGCGCACGTTGTGAAATTGCCCAAGCTGGTACATGCATGTTCTTATACGCAACTACTGCAATAACACGCGGACAAAAAGTAGTACTAGATTTAACAAGTCCTGCTTCTGTTCAAGCAGCAACAGGATCGAATACTATTGTAGGTTATGCATTTGATCAGTCTCCAGGGTATGGATCACTTATCAGAGTTATAATAAGTTCACCAAGCTTTTTAACTAATTAATAAAGGAAAATAAAATGATTCAAGAAGCAAGAAAAACAATTCTAAATGAAATGGAGATTATGCAATCTGATTTACTTACGAGTCAAGTGCATAATCAAATGAAGATATTTGGTCAGGGACAATTTAAAAATAGTTTAGGATATGAAATTAATATCACTTCTCTAACTACAATTGTAAAAAGGATAAGTGAGCAAAAATTCTTTGAAATTCCACCGGCTGATTATATGCCAATTCGGGTTGGTGAAGGTGCTTGGTCATCTAATTTAGTAACATACAGAAGTTTTGAATTAGGTGGTTTATTTGAGGAAGGTATTGTTAATACAGGTGCAAACAACACTAAAATTGCAACAACTGATGCAGGTGTTGATAGCGTAAGTGTTCAAGTATTTAACTGGGCAAAATCAATCGGATGGAATATTTTTGATCTTGAGTTAGCTGCTCGTTCTGGAAATTGGGATATTGTAAGTGCAAAAGAAGAAGCGCGCAAAAAAAACTGGGACTTAGGTATTCAAAAAATAGCTTTTCTTGGTTCTAATAATGGCACAAATAATCAATGTTTAGGACTTTTAAACCAACAAAATATTACTACAAATACTACGGTAATTCCTGGACCAATTTCTGCAATGACTCCAGATCAATTAAAAACATTTCAACAAAAAGTTGTTGAGGCATATAGAACAAATTGTAACCGTACAGCTTGGCCAACACATTTTATCATTCCTGAAAGTGATTATAATGGGTTGATTTCTCAAGCTGCGGCTAACTTTCCTATTAAAAGCACTCTTCAATTACTTGAAGAAGGTTTCCAAACAATTTGTAGAAACAAAAATTTCAAGATTTTGCCTTTAGCATATGGCGACGGACCTTACGGACTGTCACAATCTTTAGCACCTTCAGCACAAACACAAATTTATACACTTCTTCGTTACGATAAAAAAAGTTTAAGAATGGATATCCCAGTCGATTATACTTCTACCTTAGCCAACAGTTTGGATAATTTCATGTTTCAAAATGCTGCTTATGGTCAATTTACTGGTGTTCAAACTTATCGTCCTCTTGAGATGATGTATTTTGTATGTCCAACTCCGTTACCATTTGTTTAATATTGAAAAGGGATTAAATGACATATATCAATCCTGATATTCCAACATTTAAAAATTATTTCACAAGGGATTTTCCTTTTGGGACTGACCCTGATGTTTCTATTTTAGA